TCGATCTGGCACCATTTTAAACTGCTTGACTTGTTCTGGATCAAGATCGGTCTGTTGGGTCAGCCAATGCTCCAACCAGGGACGAGCTTGACGAGTGGAGTAGTGATAGTTGTAATAGTAAAAACTACGGCCCAGACAGTGATCGAAATGTGACTTGCTGTAGCTCAGCGCAGCTTGTGTGTCCCATTTGGGCTCTGGACCAGTGTGTTTTTCGTCTGCTTGTCTTTGAGTTCTTACTTTTTTTGATGAGCCGGGTTGGGTGATTAGAGATTTGGTCATGTCATTGATCCCAAAAAAGTGACAATAAGCTATTGTAACACACAGATTGGTGTGTGCCATGGCAATCTTGGGTCCTGTGTGGCATTTTTGCCACACATTGATCATGAACAGAGAATGCCATAAATATCACAACAGGAGAAAAAAAATTCCCAGAATAAGTTTATGGCGAGATGGTCGACACAGCAACGACTATCGTTTTTTCGACAGACGCATATCAGAACTCATGAACATGTCTGGCACTGGAGTGCTGTGTCATAAATATCTTGGACCTGCGCTCGACGCTGAGCCAAATGATCTCACTCAACCACAGCATGTGACTCAAAGCGAACTCAACATTCAAGATCTGTTATTTTTGGAAAATCGTAACAGAAAATACGAAGAACACGTGTATAAATTACGTGGCGTGTATCAAGTGACAGATTCCAGTTTTGACCTCAGTCAATTTGGTTTGTTTTTACAAACAGGCACTTTGTTCATGAGTTTTCACATCAATGACATGATAGACATTCTAGGCAGACGCATCATAAATGGTGATGTGTTAGAGCTAGAACATCTCATGGATTATGAAGTGTTGGATCCTGACCTGCCCGCAGCCTTGAAACGGTTTTTTGTGGTGGGAGATTGTATTAGATCCGCAGAAGGTTACAGTGCCACTTGGTGGCCACACATTTGGCGATGTAGAATCACTCCTTTGGTTGACAGTCAAGAATACAAAGACATCTTAACCAGAATAAAAATCAATGATGATGCTGTGACACCAATCAAGGACATACTCAGCACTTATCAACGCTACATCAATATCAATGATGCTGTGATCGCACAAAGCGAACAAGATGTGCCTGTGAGTGGTTATGACACCAGTCCTTTATTTCATGTCAGCAAAGATCAAACTTCGGCCAACTACAAAGTACAAGGCTATTTGACCGGATCAGGACTGCCGCCAAATGGTCTGGCTCGAACCGAAGGCATTGTGTTTCCTGTGAATGCCACAGTGGGTCAATATCATTTGAGAACTGATTATAGCCCGCCAAGACTTTTTAGATTTGATGGAAGAAAATGGCAAAAAATTGAAGATCAAGTTCGTACCAATTACACCAACAACAGCACCGACAATCACACTCAACGCAACAGTTTTGTGACAAATTCTCAAACTTATAAAGACGATAGAGATCGCGTCATGCCACAAAGCCAAAATCTCAAAGACATTCTCAAACCCAAAGCTGATTGACATGGCATATTTCTACTCCGGGCAGATCAGAAGATTTTTATCTCAGTTCATCAGAGTCATGAGCAATTTTGAAATAAACTTAGGCAAAAGTTCACAATCAAACCAAACTCTTCTGCGGGTGCCTGTGATTTATGGGGACAGTCAAAGACAAGTGTCTGCCATATTGACCAATGTTAGTGAAAATTCTCTGCCCACAGTGCCGGCCATAGCTGTGTATGTGTCGGCTTTGAATTATGATCGTCAAAGAGTACAAGAACCACAGCATGTGAGTAAAATGCAGCTGAGAACCAGAGCACAAGATCCCATCACAGGTGCCTACACAGAATTTCAAGGTCAAAGACTCACAGTGGAAAGACTCATGCCTGTGCCTTATCAACTGCAGATAAAAGCAGATATTTGGACCAGCAACACAGATCAAAAACTGCAATTGCTGGAGCAGATATTGGTGTTGTTTAACCCAAGTTTGGAATTACAGAGCTCAGACAGTTATGTGGATTGGACCAGTCTCAGTTATATCACTTTGAATTCCACCACTTTTTCATCTCGGACGGTGCCTGTGGGCGCCGAAGACAGCATAGACGTGGCCAACATAACTTTTGATTTGCCTGTGTGGCTGAGTGCACCTGCCAAAGTCAAGCGTCAAGGAGTCATTGAAAAGATTTTGGCTGATTTCTATGATCCCATGGGCAGCATTGACTGGGCCACTGGTCAATTTGACACAGGCACCAGTGTGTTTTTGACCAGAAAAATATACACTCCCATTGACATGAATGTGGTGCTGATCGATGACCAGCTGAAATTGTATTTGAGTGACAACGAAGAGCCTTTTTCAGATCGCATTGATCCCTCGCTGCCAGTGGGAGACTGGAACGTGGCCATACGAAGTTTTGGCGAACTCAGCGGTCTAGGACGTGGCAGTGACATATTGAAAAATGGTATCAGTCAAATCAGATTACAGAATCATCACAGTGTGGTGGTGGGAACTGTGAGTTATCATCCCACAGATCGCAGTCTACTGCTGTTTTCTGTGGACATAGACACTGTGCCAGTGAACACCATGCCTCCGGTTACAGCCATCATAGATCCACAGATGTTAAAAATCACTGCTCAGATCTCCTTTCCTGCAGCAGGCACCAGGTTTCTCATACTCAATGACATTGGTGATGTCAGCAACAATGACCAAAATCCTTATACTTTAGATGGTGCTCCTGTGTGGGATCGTCTGGGTTATCCCACCTTGGTGGCCAGTGCAAACAGCATCATAGAATTCACTGGCTCACATTGGTTGGTGAAATTTGACAGTGCAGCAGTTGGATCTCAGAATGTCATCCATTATGTCACAAACTTGACCACAGGAATTCAATACAAATGGCAAAATCAACAATGGCAAAAATCGGTGGAAGGACGTTACGGAGTGGGATCATGGAGTTTCGTCCCAAATTAACAGAAGGTTGCGGTGCTTTAATCATGGCCAAATCCACAAAACGTGTCATGTTCTTGCTGAGATCCCACAGCAGTCATGCAAACACTTGGTCACTGCCCGGGGGACGAGTGGAAACACATGAAGACATGGTCACAGCTTTGGCTCGCGAGATTCGAGAAGAACTTGGTGGTCAAATCATAGACGCTGAGTTGGTGTTGATTGAACGCTATGTCAGTGACAATAATCGTTTTGTGTATCACACCTATTTCGTGTCAGTGGATCACGAATTTGTGCCCGAACTCAATGATGAACATTGGGGTTATGCATGGTTACCTGTGTTTATGGCCCCCAGGCCCTTGCATCCAGGACTGGCTCGCAGTTTGGCAGATCACCACACACAAGAAAAAATTAAAAACTTAATGGCTTGGTGTTAACAATGATAAATCATTTACATAAAGGTACTGTTTGCCATTATTGGCATTTATCCAAATGTTTACACGTTCTGGAGCATTAATCAGTGGTGGAGGACTAGGACTTACAAATACTGCTCCACCAGAACTAGATAGTGTACTGCCAATCTTGGTCCATGAATCGTCTGTGGCATCATAGATATAAATGATACCATTTACTGTTATGGTTTGGCCTAACTTCATCATGGGCACTGCTGGTGACTGGGAAAAACTAGGCATTACTATGAATGGCTTTAAGAATATTAAATGCTAGGCTTAGGGTATTGATCTTTAACTGCTTTAATAACCGAATAAAAAGGTTCGATTCTTTTAGAAGCATCGTTATTCATCCCGTGCCAAATCATATCTAATTGCTCCCCAATTGGCGGGTATCGTCTATCTCGTTGATATTGTTTATTGAGGTAATCTGCTTCTAAAGAAGCTTTTCGAATAAGCACTTGCTGTAAGTCTATGTCAACGATATTATCATTAGAATCTTTAGCAATTAAAGATTCGTTGTCATCAATCACATACTTTACAGTAGGATAAAGCTCTAGTACTGCATCATGATCAAATCTGTTTACCATAAAATTATTTATAACTTAGTTTAACAAATTTATATTCCAAGCAAGGCTGATCCTAGGTTCTCGACTAGTATGGGGAACAACATAGTGTTCAAGCCATCCAGGAAAAATTAAACCAAGTCCAGGCTTTGGATTAATAATCATTTGCCGTCCGGAAAGTAGTTTGCTATATCTAGCAGCTGGCCTAGGATCTATAAACACTATTGCTCCTTGGTTAAATTTTGTTTCTTTTGGAACAGTTATGTAATAACAACCACTTATATCCGATCCCGGATGAACGTGACTTAAAGACATATCATTAGCATCAAGACAAATGTACCAGCACTCTACTTTTATTTTGTTTAAATTTAACTTTTCAGATGTAATGTTTTCAAAATATTGAGAACTTACTTCTTGAATCATGGTCTTCAACAGCAAAGACCATTCATAATCCAAATCCACTAAGTTAGGTTCCCCGTGTTTTGCTGTTAGGCCAATAGTGCTATAGTTATTATTAAATGATATCGAATCATCTGAAATATAATCTATTATACCTTGATGAAAAGTTTGTTGTGAATTTTCAACATGAAACTCCATAACATCTGTTTGAAAACATGTAAACATTCATGATCCCCAGGCGTTTTTGTTTATGCCCCATTTATTCAATGGGCAATAAGAATTAGATAGCTTAGTCTTTAATGGCATAAAACATTTACAGATGTCACATATCTTAAAAGTCGTATTAAATTCTGAACATTCAAGGCAGACCTTATATCTTTCTGTAGAATCTTTGGAAATCATTTTCAACTAGTTCCTTTGGTGCAATACCAACTCTGATTTTAGGCTCAGTTAAATCTTTTCTAAACAAATATAAAATTGGTACTTCGGCTGGCGGGAATGGTAGCTCGTCGGCTTCAATAAAGTATATATTATCGTTTAAGTATTGTCGTAAAATATCTGCTGCATCGGGTATAAATTGCAAGCAAACTTCACAACGTTGTGAGAAAATAAAAAAGGCTTGGTCTGTTTGTTGTTGAGTTAGCTCTACAGCCTGAGTATATTCAATATTTTTCTTTAGCATTTTAATTAGCACAAGAATAAGGTCTACTATATCCAGCTTCGGCACCAACACATTCGTACGTATTTTGCCCTGCTGTACACGTCCATCTTATTGAAAAATTCTTACCGTACCCGCTTTGTGGATCGCCATAACTTAAAGGATTAAAGTTGCATGTTTGTTGTCCATTGCAGACACTTTGAAACTGACTAAATCTATTACCTCCGGTGCTGTCAGAGCAACCACCTAGATAATTAGCATATACTACAGAAATTGTGTTAGCGATGACTACAATATCGAATGCTCTATCTGCAGTTCTTCCATGCGAATTAGTTACTCGCAATGTAAAATTCCATGTTTGGATAGTTGTACCAGCTGAAATGGTACCGGATATTACTCCGGACGAATTTATACTTAATCCAGTAGGCATTGATCCGGACGCTACTGAATATCCTGTTATAGTTCCAGTTGGTGTTGTTGCTGCGACTGTAGTACTAAAAGAGCCAGTTCTAGCTGTACTAGGTCCTAATTGGCCAGAAGATGTAGACCAAACAGGTGCAGGCATTATAATTGATATTGAAAATTCTCTGTCTGCAAAATTTCCAGCATTATCAGTAGCTCTCAGAGTAAAACTAACTGATGTTGCCGAACTGTACGAGCTGCTCACTGTTCCCGAAATAACACCCAAATTTGATAATGTTAAATTCAACGGTAAGCTGCCGGAAACTAACGAATATAGTATCGAACTACTAGCATCTGCGTCTGTAGCAATTACAGAAATGTTTGCACTGGTGTTAATCTCAACTACAGCGATTTGTCCAGAAGCAGTTTGCCATGCAGGCAACACACCGCAATCTATACAATCTAACTTAGTAAATGTCCCACTGGATTGGATAATTTTTACATCAAGTGGTTCTTGAGACACTGTAAAATCTTGTGGAGTAGTGGCAGTAAGCTGCGTTGAGTTGACCAAACTAACCACAGTTGATGTATATTCATTACCGGCGTTGTCGATGAATTTAATGATTGCATCGTTAGCAAAATTAGAACCATTAATAGTGAACACTGTCCCGGCTTCACCGTTATAAGTTGCAGGAGTTACTGTGCTGATCGACGGAGGTTGTGCTCCAAAACTACCCCAGCCTACGGAGGTATAGACTTCAGCGAAACCAGTGGTACTATTGTATCTAATCATACCTGTGTCTGGTGAACCAGGTCGTTGAGCAGTATTGCCTGATGGTAGATCAAAATATCCTGTACTGGTAGATGCTATATCGTATACAGCAGCAACTCCACCACCGCTGCCTGATGTTTGTACTTCCCAGCGTGATCCAGTCCAGACCCAAGTCACTGAGTTGAAGGTGTAGGTTTGATTAGTTGCGGGATTAGTGGGAAAATTTAATGGCATGGTTATCCTATAGTAAAGGTCACTGTGCCTGTACCGGCAGTAATACTACTGACTTTGAATCCACCCACAGAATTAGTCACAGCAGTCAAACCTGCACTAAATGTAGCTAAATAAGTACTTGGATATTTCAAAATGACTATTCCAGAGCCCCCAGCTCCACCATTGCCGTTATAATTGCCAGACAAACCGTTCCCGCCCCCGCCCCCACCGCCGGTATTAACAGTTCCAGAACCAGAGGTTTGGTTTGGGTGAACTGCACTAGATCCGCCGCCACCGTTTCCACCTGCTCCCCCTGTATTACCATCTCTATTGCCCCCGCCCCCGCCACCGGCATAGTAAGTACTAACACCTGTAATGGAGTTGACTAAACCAACTCCTCCTGCACCACCACTTCCACCTGACGCATTACTGCCTACTGCGCCGATTCCTCCACCACCACCACCGGCAACACCAACTCCAGGACCAGCGGCTGTTCCTCCTGTGTTTCCTTGACTCGGTAACACAGCTGGAGTATTTCCAGCACCGCCTGCGGCTGATGTGTATTGTGATCCGCCACCGCCACCAGATCCACCTTCAAGACCAGTCCCAGGATTACCGCTACCACCTTGCCCACCTCCGGTTGAAGTGATTGATATGAAAACACTATCATTACCCTTTGCGGCCGACGGTGACCCAGAGTTGCTTCCGGCTGTTCCGCCACCGCCTACAGTAATATTGTAAGTAGTATTAGTTAATAAATCACTCATTGTACCAGTGCGATACCCACCAGCTCCGCCGCCGCCACCGTTGCAACAGGCACCACCACCTCCGCCGGCAATAACAAGATATTCTACGTTAACTGTTGGCGCAATACCGAAACTCAGCCATTGTGCCACAGAAGTATTATAAATTTCCCCATAACCGGTGCTGGTATTAAATCGTACTGCACCATTGGGAGGACTAACAGGTCTTTGTGCTGTGGTTCCCGAACTTAATGCAAGATACCCTGTGCTGTTTGTAGTGACGTCGTATCCTGCACCTGCTGACCCTGGGATACCAGGTGCTCCAGTAGCACCAATGGATCCAATTCCAGTAGCACCGGTCGCACCTACATTTCCTATATTGCCCTGTGTACCACCTGCACCTACTGCCTGCATCCATACGCCAGTGGCACCAGCCACTACCCAAATAAATTCTTTACCAGATTCCGAATCCAACCAACGTGATCCTATAGTTGGACTAGCAGGTGCTGTGTTTCCATAAGCAAAACTACCTGCACCAGTCGCGCCTGCAGGACCAGTAGCACCTGTAGCTCCGCTACCGCCTGCAACAATAGCGGCATTGCCCACAGTTGTGCCTGCAGGCAATACTAAATTACCATCACTGACAGTTATGGAAACTGTGCTGATGGTTATGCTGTTAGCAGCAGCAAGATCATCTACTCTGAATGCACTATTAGGCATTTACAGGTTCAACCTGATCCCAAGACTGATTTATTTCATTCCAACGATATAAATTACCATCTGTGGGCATTGCTACCGGTGCTTGCCATAAACAAGTGGTTTCATTTAAAATCCAACTGGCATAAGGCTTTGGTGGAATAAATGCATCAAATTCTCTGTGGTAGGTGCCCCCAATGTGTGCATAACGTTTTCTAAAATTACCGTTGTAGCTGGTTTGACGCCAATTGGTGTGGCCACCTGACCAAGCCACCAAAAACTCTATGCCCAATGCCTCAGATTCGTGGCCATCAGAATCCAGCAGCATGTAGTTGTGTACCACGTTGATGTCAATCACATAATCATTGTGATCTAGTTTAGCAAAGTGTGCCATACATTTTACGTTCTTTAACTATAAATTATTGATCCGTTGCCATTGAATGTAATTGTGGTAAAGCCTTCGGCTGAGCCAACGACACCTCCTATCAAACTAACCGGAGTGCTATACACTAAATTGGATTCGTATATTATAACTCTACCAGATCCACCATTGCCTCCTTTGCCAGTGCTGCCCACGAACGGAGACACAGTGTTATCCCTGCTGGCCGCACCACCCCCGCCCCCGCCTGTGTTTGCTGTGCCATCAAAGCCATTGGCGTGACCAGGGCACGTAGCGCCTGTGCATGGCACTATTCTGGCACCTGCTCCACCGCCATTGGGACCAATTCCTCCAAACCTAGTTGGATTAAGACCAGCCGCACCGCCTCCGCCTCCGCTGTATGGACTGCTGAATTTGACTATACCATTTCCGCCTTTACCACCACCACCACCTCCTGAGCCAAAGCTGCCTGCAGCACTTTGTCCGCCTCCGCCTCCGCCATATCCTTGTATGGCAAGAGATAGACTGCCAGGATCTGGCATTCCATATCCACCCCCACCATTATTGCCTTGACCCGGCGTGCCCGCTGCGCCATGTTGACATCCTCTCCAATCGTGGGAAAAAGCGCCACCGCCACCTGATCCTCCTGAACCAGCTCCTGATTCCCAACAGGCGCCTCCTCCTCCACCATAGGCCGTGTAAGAGCCAAAACTGCTGTTACCACCAGGTCCACCAGTGGACACCCATGCCGGCCCGGCTCCTCCTCCGCCCACAGCTATGGAAAAAGATTGATTATACCAGTATTCCAAAATTATATTGTCGTTGTAGTCAAGATAACCGCCACCGCCACCACCTCCGCTCCATTGATAACCAGGAATAGAACCGCCACCACCACCACCTCCGGCAACGAGTAGCACACCAATTTTTTTTGTCAAATTGATTCGCACCAGATTAGAGGGTGCACTGCTGGCACCTATGCCTTGGCTGTTTACAAAACGCAGTCTTATGGTTGTTTCAACACCACGTTGTGGTGCCTCAAAAGTCCATGAGGAACCAGTTAGACCACTTGACCAATTAATATAACTTTGACTTTTCATTATGTTGTTCGAACTATCAATGGCTTGTATCTCAGTCAGTGTAGCGCCCCCTGTGTTCACAGGTGCTTGATATGGCACAGTGATATTGAAATATAAATTTGTGGCACTGATTCTGGCCACAGTCACAGTGCCCGTGATTGTGGCTGCTCCTGGCACTGAGACTGCAGTCACAGAGTTGCTGACTGCACTGTTGGCACCGGAACCCACAGCAGTGGTGGCAAACACAGTGAAGGTTTGAGCGCCGCCTGATAAACCAGACACAGTGATTGTGCTTTTGGCGCTTTGATTCACTGTGGCCTGCACAGCATTTAAAGAACTACGTGCTGTGTAGGACAGCACAGGAAATCCTCCATTGTTTGCTGGCGCTGTGTAAGGTACAGTGGCGGTACTACCTGACACTGTGACTGTGCCTATGCTGGGTGCGCCGGGCAGATTGGGTCTGGCTGCCAAAATACCTTGTGTGACTGCCATGATGATGTCAGGTGATACCGCTGCCGGTGATGAACCACTCCGTGGCAGTGATTTTTATACAAGTGGCCAGACCATTGGCTGCCAGAGATCTCGTGCCAGTGCTGCCTGTGATCACCAGTCTCAAAGTGTCAGTAGTGACTTGTATGCTGATGACGCCTGCAGCATTTTGATTGATAAAAGTGATCACAGTGCCCAAAGGCCAATTCACTTGTCCTGCGCCTGTGCCTGTCTGCGGTATGGTCCAAGTTCTGGCAGTGGTGTCTGAGCTGGGATGCAGTAGATGTCGGCCTGCATCTGACAATTGTAGAGTGTAATTGGCGCTGACAGTGTTTTGTGGCAGGGTTTCTCCTGTGAGGCCAGTGCTGCCTGTGAGGCCAGTGCTGCCGGGGGCACCGGGGGCACCCTGTGTTCCGGCTGCACCAGTAGCGCCTGTGGCACCAATTCCGGTTGCGCCTGTACTTCCTTGTGGACCAGTGGCTCCTAGTAATCCTGTGCCAACAATGGTAGTACCTTGTGGTAGTACCAAGTTGCTGCCAGTGGCAGAAATGGTAGCGTCACCAATGATCAAGCTGTTGCCTGACAGGTAAAGATCACGCCAGCGTTGGCTGCTGGTACCTAAGTCAAATGTGCTATTTTGTGAAGGCACAATATTACCAGAACTAACTAGATTAGCTGTGGCAAATATATTCCAAGTAGTACCGTTCCAAGACCAGGTTTTTCCCCCGGTCACATGTTGTTGTCCTAGAGTGGGCGATGATGGAAATGAAATTGGCATAATACTTATTTAGTTGAAGGTCACTGTGTCAGTTCCGGCTGTGACTGAGTGAACTCTGTGGCCTGTGTGCCCTGTATGCCTTGATTTTCAGCAAAACCAAAGCCTTGTACGCCTTGTGGCAAGCTACTTGCTATTAGAGTTCTAACTGATATAGGCATAATTTTAAACCTTGATTAAATGTAACCAACAATTTTACACACAATTGCATGGTCCAGTTTATAATACAGGAAAGGCTCCGGTGGGCGGGGTGAAGTTAGCTGTGTAGCGAGCGTAGCCTCGGGTGATGCGAACGTCTTGGATGTAACCGTTTAAGTAATTTTGCGCTGATGGAGCATATCGTGATAAATACAAAATAGATCCAGCAACATAATTATTGGAGTCTGTATATGTAGAACCAACTTGTGTGCCGTTTATAAATAATTTTGTTGAAGTTCCAGACCTCGACAGTGCAACGTGATACCAAGTGCTAGTGGTAATTGCTGAAGAAACTCTAACACTCCCGTTTACATAAAGCTCAAGAGCTGTATTATGTAGCCACAGTACAGGAAATAGAGTTGCATCCACCGCCCTGCCGTCGAAGATGTTTTGATACCCGCTTAATGCGTTAGCGTAAATCCAAAATTCAACTGTGAAATCTCCGGTCCCAAATACAAAATTTTGCTGAACAGGAGTTTGTAGCCAATCCCCCGTCCCATCAAACGACATACTGCTCCCGCCCCACTTGCTCTGTGCGGTACTGATTTTGGCATCTCCCACCGTTTCCAACACATTCTTAGCGGTGGCGTCATAAATACCGGCGTTGGTAAAGTTGAGGAGAAGTTGAACATTAGATGCGCCTTGAGAAGTTGTCGTGACCGGCGAGGTTGGGGGAGTAAAAATAAGCGTTGATGCGCTAGGTGATGTAACAGATGTTTGATATTCTGTAGGAACAGAACCTTTTGAAATTCTTAAATAACCCATGCTTCCTGTAAACATATAAGCAAGTAATCGTTCTCCACCGATACGCAAAGCAGCGTTATTTAATGTTAAGTTTGTTGAATTTGAGGCAGTATAAGCCCTCATGTATCCATTTAGAAATATCCTACCTACACCACTAAGTCTGGTAAAGCAAATGTGAGCCCATTCGTTTATTGGAGTAACAACCCCACTTATAAAAGCCCACCCCCCTGTTGTTCCCCAGCCCAATCCTCGACTACTGGTAGTTCCCCCGTCACCAATAAACATATCAGTTGAAGTATCAGTGCCAGAAATTAATTTCCAATCATTACCAGAGGCAGAAGTTTTATAAACCCATGCTTCGACACAAAAATCACCAGTTCCTATGTTAAGAAGTGCGTCATATGCAACACTCAAATAATCCCCACTACCATCAAAATACCCTGACCCACCATAAGTCGCAGCAGACCACGATGCAGATGGGTTGAATGGAGAGAAGGGGGTGATGCGAGTATCGCCAGTGATAGTAAGTGTATAATTATTTGAACTGCGATCAATAAATCGATTGTCTTGTAAAATTAGTAGCTGAGTGTTGGCGACTGCCGTCAATGGTGCAGTAGGCACCGTGATCGTTGCTCCACTGTATAACGCCGTGCCCTTGATGATTCGGAAGTTACTGATATTTCCAGCTAAGGCGTTTCCGCCCACAGTCCAGTACCCTATGCGCCAAGAATTGGTTGTTATAGAAGCTGAACTTGATGAAACATTGTTTACTGCTACACCGTTGATATAGAAAGAATATACACTACCACCCGTACGGCAAACTGCAATGTGATTCCACTGATTAGCTATTACATAATTGTTAGTTGATGATGCTGTTAAATTAGTACTGCTGACAAATAAACCTGGCCTTAAATTTGTTGCACTAAACTGAATCATTATGGAATTATCAAGGCTAATATTAGGAGTACTAGTAAATAATGCCGGATCGGTCTGAACCTGAGCAGTAATATAAAAAAAGCCTTCAATGGTAAAGTCGCTGGTAGCAAGCGTTAAATTGGTCTGTCCAGTCGGTGTTGAAATAAGGTCCCCAGTACCATCAAAATAAGCACCCCACCCCGTCTGTGAGAACGGTGAAAATGTGCCCTGTGTGGCATTGCCATTGCGAGTGATCGTGAAGTTGTTGGTAGATGCATCTAAAAACGTGTTGTTCTGTTTGAGATTAGTACCTGTGCCTGGTAGGTGTAAGGTAACTAGTCGATAAAAAGGATCACCAATGACAATGGTGATTTGAAAAGCCTGTGGAGTATCTTGAGCCTCAGCATCTATAGCTACTATAGTAAAGTTGTAAGTAGTGTTTACACTAATACCAGTAACAGTTCCCGATAACAATCCTGAACTGCTTAGGGTCAAGCCTGAGGGTAATGTGCTGCCACTTTGCAGTGCAAAAGTCACCCCGGAGTTACTAGTGGCCACCAACTGTATACTAATAGCAGTGTCTTTTACACCATCAGGCAATGGGCTAGTAGTTGACCAAGTTGGCATGGCGCTGTAATTTAAGCCGTTTACTCTAATGGCCACACCACCATCTGAATTAACCAAGTACACCGTATAAGTACCTGCTGCTTGTGCTGGCACCTGTGCACGCACTTCTGTAGCACTAATATAACTCACTGAGGTAACTACTAGAGAGCCAATGATTACCTGACAACCTGTCACAAAGCCAGTGCCCACAATTTTAATATAACCACCAGTGAGTGCCACAGCAGTATCATCTATGACTGTGTAGGCATTGTCTGTGATTTGAACATTGGTAATTTTAGGACCGCCACCACCACTGGCTACTATACTGTTACTGGCAGCACTGGTAATCTGCCCACTATCGTTAACAGTAATATCCGCCGCAGTATAGCTACCTGGGGTAACACCTGTGGTGGCTAGCATTGTTGCTGGAACTTTTGTAAAAATGCTGTTTCCTTATTTTAACCTGTGTGGGCCGGTGGGCGGGGTGAAGTTAGCGGTGTATCGTTCGGCGTTTGTGATACGCAAATCATCAATGTATCCTGTTATAGGAAAAGCCAAACCAGCATTAGCTGTTCCAATGAACATTCTACCTGTATTGTTTGTCCAACTTGTAGTAGCAGTACTACCTGCGACCCCATTCTTAAATACCTTTATTATGGTTCCATTGTATGTAAAAGCATAATGAATCCATGTATTAAGTTCTATTGTAGAATTACAGGCAGTATCGGCACCATTTGATACACATCTAA